GCTGCTCGGCCGAGATGGCGCAGTACGCCGGCTCGGCATCGAGGTCGACCTCGTTCTCCATCAGGACGCGACGCGCCTCGCGCAGCTTGTCCACGGTGAGACCCACGTTGCCGGCGGCAGCGTAGTTCACAGCGACCTGCTGGTTGGCGGTGTCGAAGTTGGTGGTCGTGCCACCGGCCTCGCCCGTCTTGTTCGCGCCGAAGATGCCCGAGATGATGACGTCGTCGATCGCGCGGCCCATCGCGTACAGACCGTTCTGGCTGTAGGCGCTCTGGGGGTCGGCGAGGAGACGGAGCTTGTCGAAGTTGTCGATGAGGTCCGCCCAGTCGTAGTCCTCGGGGAACACCCACCGACGGTTGTTCGGGGTGTTGACGGGGACGATCGGCTGGTAGCGGGTCGAAACAGCGCGGGCGCTGGTGGCACCGTACTGCGTCACGACCTCGGACTGCTTGCCCTTGTACGAGCCAGTCTGCACGGCACCGCGCAGCTTGGAGCCCTTCTGCTGCAGGAGCAGCGAGATGTTCGTGCCGTACTGAACGGCATAAACGGATGCGATATTGTCGGCCATTTGAGCCTCCGGAAAAAAGGTTGAACCTGTTCTCGGATGGCTTGTCCTTGCGGGGCCAGAATCCTTGCCGGATGCGCTCCGACCAGGCGGCCGTCTTTCCGGCTGTCTTCGGGGCCTCGCGGCTTACCCGGTCTCCACCTGAAAAGAGCCGGGAGGAAACCCTCCCGGCAACGACACAGAGGAAGACACGCCCGAAGGATACTGCCCCTCGGGCGCGCTTGCAACTACTCGTCTGACAGGTTCGGATTCGCCATCCGGTTGAGCGTCATCATCTCCTCGATGGCCCCCTGCCTCACCCGCTCGTCCGGGTGCATGTACCGGGCCATGAACTCCTTGTCGGCGAACATCCCGGCGACCTTCTGCTTCGCCTGCGCCGGGGTCAGCGCACCGCCGGTCGGCGCGTCGCTCGCCACGAACGAGGACTCCGAGAACTGCGCCCCGATGGCGTGGAAGAGCTTCATCACCTTGGCCGTGCCGATCGCCCGCTCCATCGCGTCGAACGCCGCCTCGTCGATGCCCGCCTCCTTGCTGAACTTGAGTACCGCCCGCTTGGCGAGCTCCTCGTTCTGCGCGGCAGCCGTACCCCACTCCCCCTTGAGCGCGGCGTACTCGGCCTCCGATGACTTGGCGAACGCCTCACCCTCGGCCTCGATGCGCGCAGAGGACGCCTTGTTCCACCACTCCGCGAGACCCTTCGCCTGACGCGTCGTGAGCCCGAGCTCGTGCAGCACCGGCGCGGCAGCCTGCGCGAACGACCCGTCGTCACCCTCCGGCACCGGCAGACCATACTTGTCCGGCGACTCCGGGCGGCCGAGACGGTTGTACACCGCGTTCCAGCCGTCGGCGTCGTCGTCCGACTTGGGGGCGAGGATGGTGCGCCCCGCCTTGTCAGCGCCGAAGACGCGCTCGAGGTTCTGGTAGGAGAGCAGCGCATCGGCCGGGCCTTTCCAGCCCTTCGCCTTCACGAGCTCGCCGAGTTGCGTGCTGGTGCCGGGGTCAAGCCCCTCCGGCGCGTACCATGCCGGCGGAGCCGGGTTGCCTGCTGGTGCAGACCCTTGTTCGTCACTCATCGCGGAAATCCTCTTGCAGGTTGGTCAAGGTCTTCTCGTCCAGATGCAGCGCCTCGACAATGAGCTGCACCGTCTCCTGCCGGCCGACCATGCGCCCGACTTGGAACATGTCCACATTCGCACCCGGAGCCGCCGGCGGCTTGCCGAGCCGCGCGAACCGCTTGAGGTGCGCCACCACGATCTGCCCGTCGTTCGAGAGCTGGTTGCTCTGCGGGTCGAGGAACAGGCGCTTGTAGGCGCGGGTGCGGTAGAGCACCTGCCGGATACGGGCATACATCGCGTTCATCGGTCGTCCTTCTTCCACGCCTTGCCGCTACACGCGGCCTGCGCCGGGCGGTGCCAGCCGTTCCAGACCTTGTGCGAACACCACACCGCTGCGCTCTCGCGCGTCAGCTCGGCAGACCAGAAACACGAGCGACAGTCAGACACGCTCGCCCCGGAACCAGACTCCGCCCGCTTCTTGGACGGCGAGCTCGGGATTGAGGAGGAACCCATCCCGGAAGGTTAACACGGCGAACCCGCTCGCCCAATTGTGCGGCGCGGCCTCGGTGTAGTTGAACTGCGCCCCATTGATCTCGGCCAGCGTCCCGGTGTCGACGCCGTACCTGCGCCCCCGGTAGTCGCCCCACGCCGTCACCCCGAGCTTGTGCAGGTGGCCGTGCACGTAGTGGGTGCCGGCGCGCAGCGTCGAGTTGTAGGCCGAATGGACACCACCAGACACCGGGCGGTGACGGATGACGGTCCATCCTGGCGTTTCGGCGTTCACATGCAGCGCCCACCCGGCGCGCCAGCGCGGCAGGTGGTCGAGCAGGGTCATCCCCGCCATGTCCTCGGCCTCGGGCGCGTTCGCCGACCAGTAGTTCTCGAACCTCGCGTCGTGGTTGCCGATGGTCCGCACGAGGCGCGCCCGGCCGGCGGCGCGCTCGATCTCGGCGCATCGGTCCTGCACGGCGTGAAGCTCGTCTTTCAAGGTCGGCTGCTTCTCCCACATGATGCGGGCGTGGCGGCTGATGCGGGCGCCGTCGAGGATGTCGCCGTTCAAGACCACGATGTCCGGCTTCAGCGCCTTAATCAGCCGCAACATGGCCTCATGAGCGGGGGAAACCATCCCCGGCCAGTAGTGGCAGTCACTCGCCACCACGACCGTGCCGTTCCGCACAGTCTCGGTCATGTCGCGCTCATACTTCTCCGCGCGCGAGACCGCAAGCGCATCCTGCGCCTTGGCCTTCTCGGCGATGGGACCGCCGGTCGCCTTCGCGCCCTTCGCCGTCAGCGCGATTCCGTACCGCGCCTCGATGGTGCGCCGGCGGAAGTAGATCTGCCGGATGTCCACCTTCAACACATCGGCGACTTTTCGCGCGCTGCCAAATCTGTTCCAGGCTTCGATGATCTGCTGGTCGTCAACGAGCTTCGGCACGGTTCACCGCTTGAGGTTGCTGTCGAAAGAGGAAAGCGCCTGCGCGAGCAGCGACCCGAAGTTGTCGACGAACACCTCGTCGAACGACAACTTGTGGTTCATCTCATCGAGCAGGGCATGGGTCAGTTCGTGGCAGAAGGTCTGCTGCATCTCGGTGTCGCCGAGCTCGCTCCGCAGACCGATAACATGGTGCGACGGGTCGTAGATGCCGACCGAGTCGCGCGGGAACTTGTGCCGCTGCCACCCGGCAGGCGTCAAAATCTTGACGGTGATGCGGTGGCCGTGGATGCAGAACCGGCGCGGAATGCCGAGGCGCTTGTAGCGGTCTACGGGCTTACCCACCGCTGGAGCTCCCCGAGCCGGGTCGCGTCTCGCTCGCAGGCGGCAAGATGCTCCGCAAGAGCTTCTCCCGCGTCGCCGGACTCTCCGGCGGGAGCATCAGCCGGGGCGGCGGGGCCACCGGTTCCGGGCAGCGGACAGGCTCCGGTGTCGCGCAACCGCCGAGCAAGCTCGCGCCCGCGACGATCGGCAGCGTCCAGTTTCGCATCGAGGTCACGCTCTACCCCCTCTCGGCGCTCAATCTCGCGCCGGAATGCTTCGTGAGACCTACGCAGAGCCTCGGCATGGGCCTCTGCATCCTTGGCCCTAGCCTCGGACCAGTCGGCCCGGACAGCCCCCGAGCCGGCTTCGTAGCCCGCCCGGTAGGCCGCCCGGTAGCCGAACCACCCGGCACCAATCAGGACGACGGCAACCGCCGCCCAGACCTTCACGCCTTCGGCTCGACCTTGCGCTTGGCGTACACCGACCACGCCGCCGCAGCGAGCGTCGCCAACGCACCAGCCACCGCCGTCAGCGTCGCCGCATCGACCAGCCCCTTGCTCACAAGGAACCCGCCGAGGAACGCCACCACAGCACGAACCACACCACCAATCTCTTCACCGCTCATGGGACACCTCTCCTCTGGAATACGGTCAGTTGACGCCAGACCGGACATGTTTGGCATCAGGATGTTGGAAATGCGGGAACTCGCGGAACCGCGTCCAGCGCCCGGCCCACTCGAGCCCGGCCGCCTCGCCGAGCTTGCCGACCTTCTGCCAGAGCGCGAGGTCAGCCCCGGTCGTACCCCACACCGGCTTCCCGGCCCGCAGCGGCACGACATCGACCGCGAGGCTCGCAGGCTTCCCGTTGAACCGGAAGTTGTGCATCGACTGGCCGGGCTTCGCGTTCGTCACCCGGCGACCGGGCTTCGTCCTGCCGATCGCGTACAGCCGCGCCTGCTCCTCGTCGCTCCGATAGGTGCAGGTCACGATGAGGTCGATGCCTTCCTTCACGCACGAGCGCAGGAACCGCTCAACAAGCGGACGCATCAACGGATGCAGGTCCTCAACCCGTCGGCTCACTTGAAGAACACCAGCGTGGCAAGGATGCCGGCCATGCCCGTCATCAGCGCAAAGGCGATCTTGACGAGCAGATGCTGTATCGCGTCCACCCGCTTGCCGAACTCCTTGCTGTTGCTCGTGATCGTGTCACGCAGCGCGATGTGGTCGTGCCTCAACCGCTCGTAGCGCTCGGCACAGACGGCCTCGTGCGAGGAGAAGTCACTCTCGACCTTCCGC